ATGACCGAAGCAATCCGGTTCCGGCGCTTGCGCTTGAGCCTGCGTCTGGAGCAAATCGACTTTGCAACACTGGCCAACTGCTCTGCATCCACGGTCAGTCGTGTAGAAAGCGGGCTGACCAGCTATCGGTACACTCACATCCGCGCACTGGAACAGAGCCTCGGTCTGCCGATCGATGTACTGCTTGAGCTGGGTATGGAGCGACCTGTATGGATACGGAGGTACTTCGAGCTCAGTACCTCCGACAGAGCAGCTCTATCATCCATCATCATGGCCAGCATCGATGCCCTGAACCGTGTTAAGCGGGGCGTCTGACGTAGATCAGCTCGGTGCTCTTCTTCTCACCCGACTTAGCACCACCCAGCGTGTAGTTATAGCCGACCTCCATCACCTCCATGCCATCAAACAACGCCCGGATGTCAGGGTGATCATTGATACTGATGATCATGCGGCCTTTGATCGTATCCGCCAGCTCTCGTAGTGCTACATACTCCGGCCAGTCAAACGGTACGCCGTAGCCGGTCAACTGCCAGTACGGTGGATCCACATAGAACACCGTGCCTGGCCGATCATAGCGTTTCACCAATACCCTCCAGTCCATGTTCTCGATGTAACAACGGTTCAGACGCAGGTGCGCCGCTTCAAGATCCCGCTCCAGTGTCAGCAGGTTGAAGCGTGGCGGAGCTGTTGCAGCCGTGCCGAAGTGCTGGCTATCCACACGGGCACCGAAAGCCATCTTCTGTAAATACAGAAACCGCGCCGCGCGCTGGATATCCGTCAGTGTCTCCACCGGCGTTTTGATCAGCCAGTCCCAGTTATCCCGGCTCACCAGCGCCCAGCGGAACTGAGCATACAGCTCACCCATGTGATGCTTGACTACACGATAGAGGTTGGTGATATCGCCGTTGATGTCGTTCAGCACCTCAACCTTCGAGGGTTCTTTGCTGAAGAAGATACCGCCCGCGCCCGCGAACGGCTCTACATAACAGGTATGATCCCCCAGAAGGGGGAGAATGTGTTTAGCCAGTTTGCGTTTGCCGCCCGGCCAAGGTACCAGTGGTTTGGACATTTCTGTCTCCTCCATTCTGGCGCTCGCGGCACTCTGACTTAGTGATGTGTTTGCAGCGTGAGCACTTAACCTCTACGCGGCCACTGCCACTGATCTTCAGCAGCAGTTTGTTACAAGTGTTGCATCGCACTTCGTGCATGTGAATCCCCTCAGATGGTTTTCTGATAGGCTTGCCCGGCTCGTCGACGAGCGGGAGGCCTTGGCTGATTCACAGTGCCAGTTCACTGTGCTTTGGTGTCCGGTTGGCAGTTGCAGCTGCTGACCGGTCGCCTCTCTTTCCCCCTTTTACCTCAGACTTCGACCGTCTGAGTCGGCAGGTCGGGTGCCTTACCGATGATTTTGCCCTCCTGAATAACCGCCTTTGAATTTGCATCAACCGTGTCACCGATCACTCGCAGCGTGTCGCCTGAACGCAGTTGCACAATGCTGCTGCCATCGGCGTTTACGGTCTGAACTGTCACTACCGTCTTTGCACCAGGTGCAAACAGTTTGCCGAACTGAACCCAAGGATTACGCATCAGTTACTCTCCCACTCGTATGGCCGCGCCACCGTCAGCGTCTGCGATACCCGGCCTTTACTATCTTCATCAATGTCGGTCGCAGTGCAGTAGCCACGGAACGACTCAGACGAATCCTCAAACACCACCGCCAGCGTCTCACCCGGCAGAATCAGGCCCGGCTCAGCACCCTGATACTCAGGAACCCGCAGGCGCAAGGTGTAAATCATCCACACACCGCTGGCGGCCAGAATCTGCCCACCCCGAGCCTTCGTTGCCTCGTACGCTGTGGCCCATTCATCCACCACCTCGTCGGCCTCGATGTCACCGGCAGTACCTGAGCGCTGAACCGTCAGCGACACACCGTCTGCCGTATCCACACCCGAGGTCACCACGACAGCGTTAAACAGCTTGCCCGGCTGCCAGTCGCGGCTCAGGCTCAGCACCTGGTTCTCGTGGATCGTGTGGTCGACGACATAGTTTTCAAGGTTCCACGGCAACGGGTAGTAACGCGGAGACACAATCAGCTCATCCGCCGCCATGCTCGCCTGAACCACTGCGCCAGCAGCCTCCGCCAGGCGTTTGATCACTTGCATGGGTGACCGGCCCTGATAACTGAACGAGCTGCTGGCCATCGGCCAGTCCGGCAGCCGCGCGGTATCCCATACCAGACTGAACCCGGTACCATCCAGCTCCGCCGTCGCAGCCTGCACAGCCGTCGTGCTGCTTATACTCTTTGAGCGTAACGGCGCGTACTCCGCACTCATGTAATGCCCACGACTGTAGCCGGTCACAGAATACGCACGCTGCAGCTGATTGCCCTGAATCACCCGCGACTCACGCGGGCGATCCATAAAGAACACCCACTGCCAGCCGTTAATCTCGATCCGCACTTCTTTTTTACCTGACAGATCCGGCTCCACAAGCGAGCGGCTGCCGTCGTTCGTCACGTTGAACGAGCAGCTCCATGGCACACCATCCTGACTCAGGCTCAGCTTCAGGTCGCGGTACGCCAGCGGCTGCTCACCCGGCAGCGCAATCACATTAACCAGGTTCATACTGATGTAACTCCTCTTGATGTCCGGGCTCGGCGTCAGCTCACCCGGCAGATACGGTTGCTCAGCCTCATAGGGCTGGGTTGAGCGTTCATAGTATGTGTGTCCCGCACCCCAGGGCAGGTCACTGGCGCGCTCTTTATCCGGGGCTTTATGCACGCGGCTTTTGCTGATGATGCTGATGTTCCACGCGGGTAGTTTTGTCAGCTCAAACGTGGCGATTTTAATGTCAGCGCTGGGGATGTACGGGCCGTCGGTCAGGTTGAAATTGGGGCTGACGCTGGTCAGCAGTGCGGCCTGCCCGAGGGTGTATTCGCTGATCCGGATGGCTGTCGGATCTGTGCCCCGGATGGGGGTTGCGCGATTGACGACTTTCAGCGCGGCCTGATGCACGGGCAATGTCGTTTGTGCTGCTGGCTGTTGATCTGCGCTGGCGTACAGCGCTGAGACCTGGGCGGTTTTGTCCGGTGCGCCTGTGATGTGTAGTGCTGTCTGCGCAGTCTGCTGCTGATCTGCGCTGGTGAGCGGGGTTGTGACCTGCGCGGTTTTGTCGGGTGCCGTTGTGATCGGCAGTGCTGTCTGCGCAGTCTGCTGCTGATCTGCGCTGACAACAGCCAGGGCGGTGCGGCCGCTGCGGTCGGTGGTTGCTGACCACGGCTGATCAGACCGGGCTGCTGCCTGACGGTTGGCGGATCTGACGGATGTGGCCGCGCGGGCATAGAGGACGGGCATCAGCAGGCACCGGTATGGATCTGCGGCTCGGAGGCGAGTCCCACAAACCGCGGGATGACGGGAAAAGACATGGGCGCGGTGGTCACGGCGCAGAGTGACTGTGAGTGGAGATGGCTGCGGCTCATACGAAAAAAGGCCCTTCGCTGACAGGGCGGAAAAAACGTTTGGCCGTCAGAGTACAGCTGCCGGTGACGACGACAGCTCCCTCTGTTGTGGGCCACTCCGGCTCTGGCCCGAGCGTGCCGGTATCGGATACCTGGTACACATAGCCGTTATAGCCCGTCGGGTGAATACGCTCACCCACGCCGTGGGCAGCGCCCTCAACAAAATCAACGCCGTAGTCATCAAACACGGTGACGAGCACCTGGCCGTTGTAGCCCAGCCACTCTAACAGGTACTCGCCCGTTACCGGGCTGGATACCGTCTGTGCCAGTTGGCGCGGTGATTCACCGTCCAACGCTGTGGCAATCACAATACGCTGCGCAGGCTGGTCAGCGACGGTTGCGGTACCGCTGAATGAGCCGGGGTCGCCTGTGCCCTCATCCGGCAAATTGTTTGTAAACTCGATATTGACCTGCCCGGAGTCGTACACGTACGAATCCACCCACCACATACCAGCATCCAATCCGCCGTTACGCACACGGAAGGCAATCAGGCGGTATTCACCGGCGTTGTCGAAAGAGGCCTTGGAAAACCGGAATATATCGCCCTGAATGACAACAAGCTGCTCATTGTTCGTCAGCGATCGATAAAACTGCACAACCCAGAGATCAGCGGCGGGCAGGTTGTGTAGCAAATCAACAAATTCCACCGGGTCTGGCGGCGTATAAACAAACACCGGCGGGCAATAGCCGATGCTCACAGCCAGTCCTCCGGCTCCAGACTGATCATGCCGTAGATATCCCAGCCAAGGTTACAGGCCGTGAATGTTTTACCTCCCAGCTCAATCGTGTCTTTCAGCGTTTGCAAAGATGTATCAAAGTATTGCCGCAGAACACTACGAGCAATCGATTGCTGATATGAAACGATCTGGGGACATGAGTACAACCCTGGCACAATCCCGATGTCGGCATTATCTGACCTGCTGAGCGCCATCGCCGGAGCCAAGGGCAAATAACGTGATCCAGAGATATTTATTGTTGCATTATAGGTTGACTGCGAAAATGGCTGCAGCTGCATCCACGTCTCACTCAGCGCCGCTGATCCATCAGAATAAAACTGAGTGCCGTGCCAGTTCGAGGAGTAATCCGTCATCACCGTATAGCCTGGCGAGCTGGACTGATAGCGGCGGTAATTCCCGACCCAGACCGCACCATTACCGAGATCGCCATCCGCCAACCCCTGCGCATTAAACATTGCACCAGAACCCCAGAAGCAAATATCATCACCGTCGGTATTATGTGAATTAAACAGATCGCCAGTTGGCCCACTGAACAGATGAAATGCGTTATCATTGGCATACATCACAAACTGACCAGCATTTGGCAGGTTGTAAAATTGCCCCCGCTGAAACTCACCCGCCTCCGTCAGATCATCCAGACTGCTCAAATAATATCGTCCAGAGCGCGCATTGACCGGAGTGCTGGCGTTGATCATCGCCTCACAAATAAAAATTCCCGGCCCGTAGATTGATCCTGAAAACTTTTTTAAGCCCAACACAAACGTCTGCAACGCATTAGTAATCGTAAAAACTCCTGAGCCAGACCAGTCGTCATACACCACCGACCAGCCCGCAGCGCTTTTACCGCCATACCCATCAACAAGACATGCCTTCAGAATCTGATACAGGCAGTCAGTAACATCAGAGAGCACCGGCGCACCGGCGTCATCGTACGCGTACCGAATCGGAGCCATACCCATCAGTCTGCACTCCCTGTCAACTCGATATAGACCTCATCGTCCGCGACCGGCGTGTTGCTCGGTGTGACGGAGCGGATGGCCCAGATCGGTGCTGATGCGGCTTCGGTGTTGAAGCGGATGATGTTGCTGTTAACCCAGCCAGCCCCAAAGCCTGCGGCATAAATGGTGAGGTACGGCTGGCCGTTCATGGGGTTGATCGGGCTGAAGTCGGCATTGATGTTGCCGGTGCCGATGAGGCCGCGCTGCTCTGAGTGGCATTCGAACGACTCGCTGCCGGTGAATTTCAGCTTCCAGCGGTCTTCGACTGCGCCGTAGTTGCTGACAAGGATCGGGTAGTTGAGGTCGTCGTATGTAGCCGATGCCGGGTCGCCGACCAGCGTGTCTTTAAACAGCCCGGCTTCATCCACTTTTTGGTCAAAGAGGTTGTAAACGCGGCTGCCGATATCACCGAGATCTACAAAACCGCTCACGTAGCTGGTGTCTGCCGGGTAGTCCTGCGTCAGCTGCAGATTGAGCTGCAGTGTACCGTCAATACCGGCCTGGGTGCAGACCACACGCTGTGAAATGCGGTGCGCAACGGTGAGTGGTGTCGGCAGGCTGGTGCCGTCGGTATCGACGAGATTGAGCGGGTCAGCCAGGGTGACAGTACCGGCTGCAAGATCGGCTGTGAACTGATCAAACGCCAGGTAATGGCCGTTATCACCGGTCACAAAAACATGCGTTAAATCCGTGCGGCCGCAGTTGATCACCTGACCTGCTACCGGGCTGGCGACGCTGATGTCCTGCGTGTTGTGGATCTGCAGCTTGTAGCCGTCTTTATAAATGGGCACGCGCCCGTCGGATGGCAGTTTTACCGGGTCCACCCCGAGCTTATCCGGATCCTGCGGGATGGTTTTATAGGCTACCGCGTTGTAGGTCAGTGTTGCCAACAGGACGGGGTCATCAAAGATGATTTCGACGAGGCCGATGTCTGACTCTACGGTTCCTCCGGCATCGCCGGAGGTGTATGACGGCTGCACAATCGTCATTTGATATGACCCGCCATAGATGCTGGTGCCGGGCTGGGGCAGCGCGTCATCCCGGTCATCGCTCTGAAAAGTGCCCGAAATGTCGCCCGCGTTATCCGACTCTGCAAGCATCAGCGCGCCGTCAGACGCACGACGGGCCTGAAACTGCATGCCCGATGGGCGCAATGGGCTGGCGGCAGTACGGAAAACCACACTATCCACTGCTGCACCGGCACCCACACCCGCCAACAGCGCGGTGACTGACGTGGTCAGGCTGCTGATGTAGGTACGGATATCGTTGTAGCTGACGATCGCGCAGCCCGCAGCCACATCGAGATTACCGACCGTCACGCCCGCGCCGGTATCGACATCCCAGCCACGTAGCACATTGCCATTCGTATCGGTCACCAGCTCGTATCCACCCACAGTAAACACGGCGCCGGGCAGTACGAAATCGTCCTGCAGTGGGATTTTCAGCTCCAGAGCTGACAGGCTGATGGTCTCAGAGACTTCAGTGCCCGCAGACGTGCTCATGTAGCGGATTGCGGCAGTCTGTGTCTCAACCCGCATGGTTTTAACGACCACATTTTTTTCCCACCCGCCGAGCACGCCACTGGATTTTGTGTAATCTACCGCCACAACAGTAAACTCATCGCAATCCAGCGTGATCGTGCCAGCGGGTGCATCCAGTGACCCACATACATGACCACCGCTGCGACTGCCCGCGACCTGATACGCGACGGAGCCACTGCCGGTACTGTATATGCGATAGCCCTTGGTAAACCGCGTAGTAGTAACCGTACCGTCAGACAGGGTTTCAGACGTGTACGTGAGATCCAGATTAAACCCGACTGATCCACGCTGAATATCCGTATCCGGCAGATTGATAACCAGCTGTCCACCGGTTTGCTGACTGATGCTCGCATTGTGCGTGATAAACGCATCATTGTGATTTGTATACGTCAGCGTGATATCGGTATCGGGCAGGTTCGCCGGGGTGAAAATAACATGCCCGTCTGCCACTTCACCGGCGCTGCTGCTCAGTGTGTCGTTAGCATCCGCCGTGGCGGTGTAGTTGATACCCCCTCGCGACCACGCGACCTCCATCGTGCCCTGCACCGGGCTGCCTGCAACAGGGATCTCAAACGCGACATCACGGCTGCCGAGATCGCCGGTGTAGTACGGGGACTGCGCCCATGTATAAATGATGGCACTACCGAGATCCGGTTCGGCTGGCAGGCTGATGCTGCCTGAGCCGGTGCTGTAGTTGATGGTGCCGGTGGCATCGCCGGTCAGCTCACCGGTGGCGTTGTCATCGAGGGTGTACCAGTCACCCAGGTACATAAACTCAACGCGCACCGTCCCGGGCAGTGGTGCCGGGTACAACTGGAAGGTATACGTGGCTTGTCGGTTGCCCTCACCGACGGTCACTTTATCGGTGTACGGCGTCAGCTCCAGAGCGGAGGATGGCTCGTATTTGACGGAGACTGAGCGGCTGCCGCTCACTGTAAACACAAGGCGTTTATTAATCGGATCCAGTTCGATATCAGTCACATAATCGGCGCCCGAGGTGTGCGTCATGATATCGCCGTCGTCCTCATATTCGCCGCCCGCGACGATGAGTATCAGGGTGCCACGCGCCCACCAAGTCGGCAGGGTAATATCCTGCGCACCGGAACGGGTACCGAGCGACCGGGTGACCTGATCGCCAGCTGACGGATACGCCCGGCGGACGACACCGACACTCTGATCGACCAACGCGGTCTCTGATGTCAGCGCCGGGATAATCGACTGAAAAATGCCGTCCACTTTGACCGACTGGTCACCAGCAGTGGCAGCAGCTTGCAGCGGCTTGATGCCGTAGTAATTCTGCCCGTCGCTGGTTTGAGACTTAAAAATCTCGGTCGGGTGCGTGACCACGGGCTCAGGGTCGCGCCCCTCGAACTCATACTGCAACGCTTGGCTGATCGTGATTGTGTGCTCCCATGCGCGGTACTTTTTATACTCGTTGTTTTGCTCGTAGTAATAATCCTGATACTGGCCCGTCACGTCCGTGACCTGTATCGCCTGCTCGTCGCCCGTGTTGTTATTGACGAGGAACAGTACGGCACCGATTTCAGGCGCATCCGACGAGCTGTCGGAGTACACAATAATGCTGCGCTGCCCCTCACGCTGAGTACCCACCGGGCGCAGCGGTGACCGGGTTGATTTAACCCGATAACTCTCGATTTTATCCCGTGCTGCGGCGCGCTCGTCATAGTGGTCATCCGTGTCAAACAGCAACGTGGAGACGTTTTCAGCCGATGCATCGCGGCTGATGAAAAAACCGGCACCCAGCAGCTGATCACGGTTGGCGGATGCAATCGCACCGTACAATTTACGGATCGACACACCCCCGCCGATCTGCAGCGTTAACGAGATATCTGACCACAGGTTATTGACCTCGCCTGGGTTGATCTCTTCGTTGGTCATTTGTCCGCCGCCGTCGCTCTCGTCAGAGATGCGTTCAGAGCGGAGGATTTTCAGGTCTTCTGGGTTGATAGCCATCAGTCAGGCTCCACGGTTTTGAGATTAATGGTTACCGCATACAGGGTGTCAGCGGTCGGGTTTGTGGTCGGGTAAACCGGCGCGCCGGTCACACCACCGGCCTCGATGTCGAACACCACGGTATGCGTGGTGGCATCGTTCAGCGTCAGGGTGCGCTTGATGGTCGGGGCGCTGTTCTGCATATCGCGCAGCGCGAGAAAATCCACCCGGCTATACCAGCCGTTGGTCAGGCGGATCGGCTGGCCGTAACTCAATGAACGCGCCTGAATATCCGGCACGCCACCGATGCTGGTCTCGGTACTTTGCGCCACCGGTGCCCAGTCGAATTCGTTCTCCCAGACGGTCTGTTCATTCAGTTCAGTGGTGTCGATCTGCATATCAGGCTCCGCTCAGTGATTTGTACTTGGCCAGTTCATCCAGCACGTCTTTGAGTTTCAGCGCCTCGGCCTGGTTGGTCGTTTTTATCGTCTGATTGCTGCCATCCGGCAGTTCTACCTTGACGGTAAAATAGCCCTGCTGGCCGCCGCTGGCAGGCGCAGATGAACCAGAAGAGGAAGACGCCGTGGAGCTGGAGGATGAGGAATTGGATGACTGTGAAGAAGAGCCGGATTCTTTTGCAGCGGCTTTCTGTGCTTTGCGCACTTCCTCAAGAATGCGCAGCGACTCGGTCAGATCAGCAACCGCCTGGTCCTGGCCCGCTTTACGCGCAGCGTCCAGTTGCGCCTGCAGCTCCGCTTTTTTCTGCTCATAATCGCGCTGCTGAATCGACTCGGTATCGCCGTTCAGACGGTCCAGTTCATCACGTAGATTGCCGAGGGTGTTGCTCGCGTTTTCGTTCATTTGTTCGAGTTTTCGATTGGCAGCATCGAGCGCCGAACGCAGCTGAGAAAGGTCTTCAGAGCCGAGTAAATTCATCTTATCGATCGAGCGCTCGGCATTTGTGATGAATGCCTGGTTAATCCCCTGACCTGATTGCAGGGCCTCGTAATATTCCAGCACCCGCAGCTTCTGTCCCAGGTATTCCTGCTTTGCAGAGTTGGATGCGCGGACGACCTCGGTCTCCCATTCGCGCAGGCCGGTGGCATCAAACAGCAGCATGTTGGCGCGTTCCACATCGCGGATCTGTTCACCAAGGCTGACGATGGACTGCTTGATGGATTCGATCTCAGTCACCGGCCCGGTGGAGTCGATACCCATGCGGCGGTCGAACAGCTGACCGGTCTGCTCAGATAATTCATACAGCTCATTACGTACGCCGATAAACCACTCAGCGAGACCAGCTGCCAGACCCTGAACATCCGTCCCGGCCACTTGCGCAGCATCACTCATTGCAGCGGTTGCTGCAGCGGCTTCCTGCGCAGATTCAGTGACACGGCGACCAGCGTCAACGCCAGCCTGGGCCAGTTCCCCCATCTTCGCCGTGCTGCCGGTCAATTCGGCGTTCAGAGACTTAAACGCGTCTGCAGTAATCAAACCGGACTTTTGATAGTTATCCAGTACAGCTGAGAGAGCAGCTTTGTCGGCCTCAGTACGGGCATTTTTGAAGACACCGACCAGCGCTGGTTCCATAATAGCGGCGGCTTCGGATCCGCTGCGGCCTGTGCTGTACAATTGCTCCTTGAGTAGCTCCAGATCTGCGAGGGATTGCCGCGTACCGGTGGTGATCTCGTTGTTAAGCTCCGCCTGGCTGGTACCGAGGCGCTTTAGTGCGGCATCGATCTCGGACGCATTCAACGCGTCAATCTGAGCCTGCAGCTGCTCGACCGACAAACCAGCACTCTGAGCTCCGTCCTTAATCTTCCGCATTGCCTCGCGCAGCAGATCTCCAAAGCGAGCCCGCTCTTCATTGCTGAGTTTCTGCAGCGCTACGGATAGGCCATTTTCAATCTGTTCGGTCGTCAGCTGTCCGGTCTGCTCAACACCACGCAAGGCGATGGCAAATGCACCGACTCCAGCTTCACCATTTTTCAGCGCATCAAGCAGTGCGCCGGACATAACAGACTCCAGCTTGCTGTTATCCTCGACTGCCTGCTGCAACTGTTTATTGGTCTCTGCGAGGCGGGCCGAAAGCTGTTCCTGGGTGTAGGACATCTGCACAGAGGATTCTGCCAGCGCCTTGTCGGCAGCAGTCTTGCGCTCTGCTGCCTGGGCCGCACTCAGATAACTGCTGGTCTGCTCATCGATGACGATGGTACCGGCAGCCAGCGCAGCATCCAGATCCTGCATATTGCGCACGACCACGCCGGTGCGCTCACTGATCAGAGCATAGGCATTGGCCAACGCATTATTCTGAGCCGCTACCGCCTCCTGAGAATCACCCAGCTCGCGGCTTGCCTGACGCAGTTCTCCGATCGCACCGACCAATTCAAACACCTGGTCGACGGCGTACGTTACGGCAAGTAATTGCAGACCGTTCTTCAGCAGTGCCATACCACCGGCAGCGCCCTTAGCAGAGCCTTCAACTGCCGTCAGGCTACTGGCAAACAGAGTGCCATCACGGGCAGCAGTAACCATTGCCTTGCTTGATGCAATTACCGCCGGAACGTACTTGCGCAGCAAGGCTGCCGTGGCCACTTCACCAGCCAGCTCCAATAGGTTAATCACCTGATCCATATTGGCCGCGACCGAAGACAGCGCCTCAGCGACGGTGGCTGATACCCCGGCAGCTTGATCAATCTGGCCGACCGCCAGCATGAATTCGTTATTCACCCGTTGCAGAGCACGCCCGATGGTGTCTGGGATTTTCTCCGCTTCCTGAGCGATCGCCGCTGACTGGTCCTGCAACGCATTGACGATGACTTCCGTGGTCAGCTTGCCGTCTTCAGCCATTGCCCGCAGCTCGCCACGGGTCACTTGCAGGCTGTCAGCCAGCGCCTGAGCCAGACGCGGGCTTTGCTCCATCACCGAGTTGAATTCGTCACCGCGCAGCACGCCAGACTGTAAACCCTGTGCAAGCTGTGTAATCGCTGCATCCGCCGCCTGCGCAGAGGACCCGGACACAAGAAACGACTTGCTGATGGTATCGGTCAGCGCCGCCACTTCCTGCTGTGATATTTCCAGCTCTTTGGTGGCCCGGTTCAGCGTCACATACAGCTCACCGACGGATTCTAGCGCGCTGCCCGTCTCGTTCGCGGTTTCCCGGATGTCCGCCATACCGGCTTCAAAGGCATCGCCTTCACCGACCGCCAGGCGCACCCGCGCCGCCAGATTGGTGTACTCATCAGCCATGCGACCTAGATCGCCGACCAGCTGCGCACCTTGAGTCACACCAAACAGCGCCACCGCATTGCGCTGCAAAGCACCGAGTTGGGTAGAGATGGATTCAACGCCGTCGCGGATCTTACGGTGAGAGGCAGCCTGACGTTGGTTGGCAGAGGTCACAGAATTGATCTGTGCCACCTGTTTTTTCAGGTCGCGGGTCAGCGCATTGACCTTATCGTCGACCGCCGCTGTGCTCTTATTCACTGCCACCTGGTGCGAGGCCAGATTGCGCGTCTCAATACCGGCAGATTTCAGCTCTGTGCGCAACTTCTGAACGGACAGGCGGTTAGTCTGATATTCGGCAGAGGCCTTGCGGACTTCAGTGCGGGCTTTTTCAAAGGCAGCAGTCTGCGCCTTGGTCGGGTTCTCGGTGTCTTTTAATTCTCTGGCGAGTTTCTGTGCTTTCTGCTGCGCCTCTTCCAGCGCCGTGGCTGTGGCCGTGGTTTCACGGCGCAGGTCCACAAAGTTATCGATCAGTTCCTGGTTCTTTCCGGCATCCGCCAGCGACTTATCCAGACCATCGATAGCCTGCTTCCACTCGGTGGTTTCTACCCCTGCCTTGTCCAGCTCTGTTATGATGGACTTAATCTCACCTAAGCCTTCTTGAGTGGCTTTGATCTTAAGCGCCAAATTGAGGTCGTTATTCATGACTCTGGACCGTATCTCAGTGGTATCAATTCAGTTTTTTGTGGCGTTCCTGCTGATGACGCCTGCAGTCGGCGTGGCGATTTATCCCGCCCTGATCTGCCTCTTGGTTGCGGCGGGCAGTGCCGGTGGTTCCTTACTCTTCGCAGGGCGTTAACTTCATCCCACCCGATTTGAAAAAGGCGGCTAATTGCCGCCTTTTTTATTGCTCCGGATTTTATTGGTAGATAGTGGTCCGGCTTACACCTGGTCAATCTGCAGGTATGCGGATTCACCCTGGCCTTTGGTCTTGTCAGCCAGCAGCTTGCCCGCGAATGGCAGAGAGGCAATCGAGTCGCCTTTCAGCAGCCACTCAGTCAGCACACCGACGTTGACCTTCCAGAGCGTAATCACAACCGGCAGACCGTCTTCGGCCTGGTTCATACCATCCAGCAGCAGCTCGTAGGTTTTACCGGATTCGGTGAACGGCTGAATGCGCTGGTAGTCAGCGAACGTGTAGTCAACCAGCAGATCCAGACCGGTGGTCGGATCAGGCAACGCATCGATGGCAGTCGCAATCGCGCCAGTAGAGTTGATCAGCACACCCGCGCCGGTCACTTCATAATCATCGCCTTCGGTGTAGGTGGTATTGCCGTCAGAGCTGGTTACCACAACGCTCTTTGCATTGATGTTGGCCAGGCTGATCAGCGCACCTTTATGGGCAGTGATTGCCTCATCCGTTACCGTAGCGCCGGTGATGGTTGTGCGGGTACCGCGCTGCAACAGAGCCAGGTTGTCAGCATTCAGGTCGTGCAATGCAGCAGCAAACTCAATGCTGTTGAGCAGGCGCACCTCAGCGGCAACACCGCCAGAGACCGAGTCGTAATCGGGCTGGGGAATCACCTGCTCGTCATACGTCAGTTTGAGTTCGCTGCTGTTGCCCATGTGGTAACGAGGTGCAGTCGCCTGACCTGCCTCACGGATGTATAAACGCCCAACCAGTTTGGTCGGTTTAAAAACACGTACACGCTGAACCATTACTTAGCCTCCTTTTCAGGGGTTGAGGCTGTGGCCGCTGCATCCGCTGCGATCACGCCTTCTTTTACCAGCCAGATCTTCTGATCCGGGCGGACGGAAATCTTGTCGCCCTTGGCGTATGCCACGCCTTTGTGGGTGTGTTGCTTCAGCAGAGTGACCTCAACTGAGTTGGTGGTTGGTTTGCTCATCGTCAGCTCCTCAGCTGGTTAGTTGGTAGGTCGCTTTAAAACAACGTCTGCCGTCCAGGCGATCGGCACATACAGAAAGCCGTCGCTGGCACCGGGGGCCGGTGCGGTGGCTAATATCAATGGCCCGGCGGCGGGCTGTAACTGTTCACCCATCAGTGCCCCGGTGATTTGTTCAGCAAGTGCGACGGCGTCCGTCCGGGCCGCTGAGCCGCGCTTACGGTCACGCAGGTTCTTCACTGCAATCACCGTCATCCAGTTCTGGCTGACGCGGGAAATCAGACCATCCGGTCGGCTCTCGCTCACCCGGTAGCCGTTGTAAATCACATGCACCGCCGGGGTCGGCTGGTTGGCCTCATCGACGTCTTTCAAATCGTTGGCCGTCAGCACACGCACATCCGGCAGCGCGGTTTTCAGTACGTCGACCAGGCTTTTTTCAATGTCGGTCCACATCAGCTGTCGTACCCGGTCATATCAAAGGCACTGGGGCGCGAGCTGACGGTCATGCGGCCCGGCTCATCCGGCGTGGTCGGCTGGGTGTAATCCAGTGATGCTTTGCCCGAGGCCAGATCCCGCAGGTAGTCTTCCTGCGCTTTAATCGTTTTGCGCATGTCGTCGTCCTGCTTCAGGCCGTAAATCCGGCCCAGAGCAATCACCGCCACCGCGTACGGCAGGCCGGTGTTTTCGTAATACTGCTGAGCCAGTGGTACCAGATCGCGGTAGCGCTGGTTCAGGTAGGTGTCGGCGTAACGGGAGACGGCGCTCAACAGGTTTTCTAGCTGATCCAGTGCGGTATCAGCATCGTCCTTGGCGCTCTGTTCGTCGTCGGTGTTTTCGCCCCGGTAGCGGGCCTCCAGCAGCACGCCGGTTACGTCGGGGTTACGGCTGGCAAACTGCGCCAGCTCCTCCCAGCCGTTAATGGCAACCGCTGCCAGCTCTTCTACCGAGGCGTAAACACTCATGATCAGATACCGCGCGCGATACGGATCACGTCGCCGTCAGCGGCAGCCGCGTCCAGTGCGTAGCCGTTGCTGGCACCCGAGGCGATGGTCACGGCCTTGCCGTTAGCGTCGGATTCAACCTGCGCACCGACAGCGATCGCACCACCGGCTTCCACCAGAATCACACCGCTGGCATTGACGCTGGCCTGGTCGCCAGAGTCAGCGGCGTATTCAGTCACACCCAGCGCCTTGGCTTCAGCGGCACAGACATCGCCGTCAAAACCGACAAAGCGGCGCTGAGCCAGCGCAGCGGCGGCAGTGATGCTGGTAATCAGGATTGGATGATGTGTTTTCATGATGCGTCTCCGTCGATAATGAGAGAGATAAAGCCCTGCGCCAGCAGGCGCGCAGCTTCATCCGGGGTCAGGTCCAGTACTTCATCGCCTGGCAGATACTTCTCGCCGCTATGAAGGATCGGGGTTTCAGCTTTATAGCCAGGCGTGGACACCGTCGTTGGTGGATCAGGCGTTGGCGGTGGCTGAACCGGCTCAGAGGTCACCGGCTGGGCCGGTGCCTCCGGAGTGGTAGTAGCCTGCGCCTGATCGTCAGCCGCAGGGGTTGAAGGGGTTTTCTTACGTGCAGTCATCGCGGCTCACCCCTTATGCGTTAGTGTCGCTGATCAGGTAGCCAGCGGTTGCACCAACCAGATACGGACGGTAAATGTCGGTCTGGCGGATCAGCTCGATTTTTCCGTCTTCAGTGCGCGAATCCATCATCAGCGAGCCTTTCTTGCGGATGGTGTAACCGTACGCGGCATCGTACATAGAGCGCTCCATGTCCTGTTGTTTCTGCGGGACATACGCCAGCACGATGTTGTCACCCCAAACGTCAGAAACTGCGTTGGTACCGTCGGCAGAGAACACGGAGGAACCAATCACGATGTTCTCGATCTCGAAAATATCCTGCAGGTCTTCCATCCGAACCAGGCGTTTAGATGCGGTCGACAGCAGCTCGCGCATCTTCGGGTGACGCTTAAGCACCTTCCAGGTGGAGTGACCGATCACCATGGTGTTCGGGTCTTTCGCGATCTGGGCACGGATCGCATCTTTAGCATCCGAAATCACGTTTTCGGGGTCAGAGTTCGTGCCATCGGTAAACTGGCTGTTGCCAGACAGGGTGATCTTGTTGCTGGCCGCGTAATTGGCCGCGTTTTGGGCCAGATCCGCACAGTATTTCTCGCGGCGCAGCTGAATGCCTTGAGTGACCACATTGGTGGCATGAGAGCGCAACGGGAAGGCCGCTTCCGCGCTTTCACGGTAGTCGATCGGGTACTCCAGATCGTGCTCGTCGAGGTTGATGTCAAAACCATCGATATCCGACGGCTGAATCCGGTTCGAACTGGCACGGAGCGCACGCAGCGTGTTGTAGATTTTGAAGTGTTCGGTGCCGAACTTCGGAATCTTTCCGGCTTCGGTATCGATTTCCACCAGCGGGAACAGCGCCTCGGCAGCGCCAAAGATATTGGCCCCGAAACCAATAGCCAGTTGTGTGAGTACCGGATCAACGACGCGCAGGTTAGATAAACGTTGTGGCATGGGTCAGCTCCTTATTTGCTGGCCACAGCGTGAGCCGCTGCAGCGTATGAAACGTTGTTTTTCTGCATGTGAGCGCGGATCTTCTGATCCAGCTCCTGCAGCTCTTTAGGCGTGCCTTCGGCGTAAACCACGGTCTCGCCGTCGTCTTCACCGTCGGCGGCGTCTTCGCCTTTGGCGCTTTCACCGAATTCCACACGCGGCGGCATGGCCGTCAGGCGATCTTTAAACACCTGGTGCAGCGGCTGGGCGTCTTTGCCTTCACCGAAGTTCAGGGTGTCCTGCGATTGCAGGGCGTCCAGTGCAGCGGCCATAACATCCACGTCGTCTTTGCCGATGCGGGTGTCTTTGGCCAGCGCTTCGCAGAACGCCACGTTATCCGCATGGTCGCGGTCGGCTTTTTCTTTCAGGCGCAGCGCACGTTCTTCTTTCAGCTGTTGCTCCAGCTGTTTGTTTTTGGCATCCAGCTCGGCTGCCTCTTCGGGCGATAACGGTGACGACACGGCGGCGTCCTCCTGTTGTTGGGGTTCGGGTTCGGGTGTTGCAGCTAATGGCGGCACCGGCTGCTCGTCAGCGGCTGGTGCCTCTTCAGGGGATTCAGAAAACTCGATGGTGATGAAGTCGTCGCCTTCTGCGTACTCAACCAACTGCGCCTGACGAAGACCTTTAATGGCCGGTGGCTGAGCACCGAGGAATGCAACGTGGCGCAGGTAATACACACCCGGCACCGGGTTGTGCGGATTGTTCGGGGTATAGAAGGAGGCGGAGACTTTTTTGAACGCGCCGCTTTTATGCATCTCGGCAAAGTCGGCGTTCACCTGATGCGGGATCGCCTCGGGGCCGTCAGCGGCCATGTGCATGGACTGCACCCAGCCATAAGCCGGTGCGTCATCTTTCGGGTGGCCGATGCACAGAGGGGCTTCATGCAGCGCCGGATCGTACGCATCGACAGACGCCTGCATATCCGATTCGCTGAACGAAATCTGCTGGCCACCCATATCGATATGAGTGCCGGGCTTGAAGAGATGAATAACTGGTGCTGGCATGTTGGCGTTCCGTGTAAGGGATAACGCCAGTATCAGCAGTCGCGCGGGGGAGGTCTTTTAAAGGAGTTTAAAACTTTTTTGAGGACAGTCAGGTGAATGGTTTAGAACTCAATGCTCGATGCAGTGAAACCAATTCGAGATCATTTTTATCTCTTCATCGTTAAAACCATGCTCATGAAGAAAGCTGCGGGGTAGTTTACCGGCCAATACTGTGGCTTTTTCGTCCATTTCAGGTTCCTTATCTCTCATGGATACTCTCACACCGATTCTTTGCTCTGCAAGCGCGGCAATTAGCCTTCATGAAGGGGCTGTGGGCGTTTTTCGGCGATTCCGTGAGTCATCATAGCCGCCCGCCAGAATCGCTTACAGGAGCGCCTGCTGAGCGTCAGTGGTTGTTTGTTCACGTACACGGCGCAGCACGGCATAAATCCACACGGCGCTGACTTTGTATTTAGCGGCCAACTCTGGCACGTTGTTGCCGGTGAATTCGCGGAAAATATCCAGATCACGTTTACTCAACCGCATCTTGGTAGTGCTGCCGAAATACAGCTGCTGACCGCGCCAGTCGTTTTCCAGCTGCTCGACAATGCGCAGCGCCAGTTCGTCGGCCTGCTCATCATCCAGACCGAACTCGCGGGCAATGGCGGCACCGGCGTCCATCAGATCGGCCAGCATCTCCGGGGCGTCGTGTGGTTTTGGTCTTTGTACCTGTGTCATACGTCCTCCCACTTGCGTTCGCGCAGCTCTCGCAGCTGCCACTGTTTGAGTGATTCCAGCACCATGATCATGTTGCGGTTATCCAGAAACTCCGGCGCTTCAAACCGGCCATTGGTCTGGCGGCTGACGTAACTGCGCAGGGCTGCATCAGAGGAGTCACGCAGAATTTTCTGCTCACCCATTACCCGCCACTGGTCTTTGATTTTCTGCAGCAGTCCGTACGGCCCGGCAGGCTTTTTCTGATCGGTTTTCTTCCTGGGTGGGCGTGACTTAAAACCTTTGTCCTTAAACGCCTGCAGCGCCTTGTGCAGATCCACCACACCCATCTGCGCGCTCGACGTTTTACCCGTCGCCGATTTCAGCACCGCGCGGTAGGTCTCGTCGTCCATACCCAGCTGCTGCTTGGCGATGTGAATCTGGGCTTTGAGTTTATTGGTATCGGTCATGTTGTTCTCCTGGATCAATAACACCTCGTTCACGGGGCAGAGCCCGTGAACTCTTTGTTATTGCCACTCTTCGGAAGCCCAAGTTTTCCGGCATTTAAAGCAGTGGAAATGGTCAAAAACCCGATCCTCTTCCGGGAAATATTCTGAAGCATTGCATGTAATTTCATCGCTACCGCACTCAGGGCAGCATTCAATGTCTTCATAATCTGTGTCTTCCATGTTTGCCTCCGAGGGAAATAACAAGTAAACCCACCGGATCCGCCTACGGCTCCCCGGTGGTCATGGTGGTTATGACTCGCTGAGCACCCAGGTGGTTTTAGCAACCATCTTCTTTTGCCAGTCATCCAGCTTGTCGTAGTCGTTACCGTTTCGCTCTATTCGCAAATCTTCACTAACCACGCTTGCGCCAAATTCAGCTTTCAGCGCTTTTTCAATCCTATCCATCACAATGCTTTTCCCGCACTGAGTTGGGCCGGTTACAACAATGTGTGCCACATTCGGCACCTTAATTTTTAATTCAGCCATGTCGGCCTCCAAGTTTGTTAATGCGAGTCATAACAACAACAGGCAGCGCGACTCGCTATCGCTCGCACCTGCTGTAAGGGTTATTGCTGAACCAGCCTCTCCCGTTTTGTCTCACCCATTCCCTTATTCAGATACGCTGATTTACCGGCTTTGTAGCCTGCGTTCTGCGACCGATCGTCATTGCCTCTGGCTTCCGCAGTGCGGCTTTTCAGAGTCCCGAGGTCAGGGTGATTAACTTCAAGATATTTTCCGGTCAACTCTTTGTGCTCATCTGGCATGGCAAACTCGCTGACCTGCTGACGTACACCGTACACCCACGCCTCTGCAAACAGATCGCCACGGCGGGTTTTAGTCGCAGGTTTGCAGCGGGTCTGTTTTCTAACGTGTTCAGCCCGGTCTTTTTTCAGCTGACGAAAAAGCACTTCGTAAACGTATCCGGCAATTTCTGATTGAGGGTCGATGCCGATAAAAATGACTTCGCTTTTTCCCCAGTGGTGCGAATAAATCGGATGGACACCAAAAGCGACGGACACTGTACTGACCAGCATGCTGAACCACCGTGGAGGCTGTGCTGCGCTGCCCGCTTTGAAGTGCTTTTCACTCACATCAGACAGCGCAACATCCTCTTCCGTCAGGCCATGCTGCTGCATCAATTTCTGAGCCTGGCGCAGAGCGGCTGCCGCCTCGTTAGGGTTGCTGCTTTTGGCCAGCGCCATGCATTTTTTAACCTTGCCGAGAATTTTTTCTTTATCACTCACTGTTCCATCCTCCGGATCTGGTGGTTTAACGCTTCGCGCTGCAGCTTCAGGCTGCCCAGGGTCTTGCGGGCGGCCTGAATGCTGGAGTCCACTTCGTTCTTCCACAGCTTCTTCCCGGCCAGACACTCGCAGTACACGCGGATGGCGTAGCGCTCATCCACACCGGTGTCGTTGCAGTCGTCGCACTGGTGATTGATTTCATCGGTCTGCATGGTCTTTCTCCATCGCCTTCAGGCGGCTGCGGATTTTATTCACCACGGTTTTCTGAATACCTGGTACGTTCAGTGCGGCCTCCAGTTCGGCTTTGTCCATACGCACCACCCGGTCGATGCGATCGGTGACGCTCTGCGGGCTGTAGCCCGTCTTCGGGCTGCGGAATGGGTTGCTACTCATGACCTACTCCTGCGGTGGCATTTGCTACGCGATCGAGGTCAGAAAAGATGCTATGGATAACGCCTTTCACCGGCTCAGGTGCGACGGTGGCGATGCGGCTCAGCACCAGTTTCTTGTCTTCGAGATTATCGATCTGCAGCTCCTCCAGCGTTTTCAGCTGCACCGGATCCGGCCCTTCGATACGCTTGACCATGCGGTCGACGACATCACTCAGGCTCTCGATCTTCGGCTTTTTCGGTGTTACCCGGCGTTCTGTTGGCTTCAGGAAAGGATCCGGCATGGCGCTCTCATTTTTATTCCAGCTGCCGGTGACCTGGTCGTCTTCACCGTCGACGATCTCATGCCCGCCACTCAGGCTTTTTGACTGGCCGACCAGCCCCCAGGTGAAGCGGCCTTTCTTCTCGACCACCACCTCGTCAACCAGTGATTCCAGCGCGGCCTCGACCATGTCCTGGTCTTCACCGAGGCTTGCAGCAAGATGGCGGGTGGATGGCCATTTGGTGGTGCCTTTCAGTTCTGCAACGATACGATCAGTGAGTTTTTCCATTGTGTTCTCCAATTAGTTATTCCCAGCGGATCAGGTCTCCCTCAAAGACCTCTCCATCCGGGCAGAAAAAATCCACGAATTCTGCCTTGGTTTTGAATCCGTCCTCCCGGATAAGATCACGCTCATCTGCCGGGTCGATCAGTACACCTGCCATACGGATGGATCCGTCTGGGTAGATCCAGATCTTCATGGTGCTGATACAAATGCTTTCACCCAGTTTTGCCGTCGACCGGGTGCGCAGTCCGGTGTATAGGTGCAGACGCTCTCCGGCTTTGATCGGACGCTTTCGCGTCCGACGTATGGTCTGACGCTTTTTGCCGCTCTTCACATCCGGCGCAAAGCGCTTCTGAAAGTTAAGCAGCGCCATCCATCGGTTCCTCTGTGGCGTCTGCGATCAGGGCACTAATCAGCTTGTCGACTTCGGAATCGGTGGGTTTGATCACCACCTGATCCCCGGCCTCTTCAACCGTCACACCGATGCGCTTCAGTTCAGGAACTGTCAGCTGGCCAATGGCTTTCGCTACGGGCTTTTCTTCGGTCTTGATCAGTACGTCTGCCTGCTCCGGAAAGTGCTTGCGGATCAGCTTGATGGCCATGGCCGGGTCATCAATACAGATCTTGCCTTTGCCCTTCGCCATACCGACCTTGATGCCCTGAATCACCAGTGTGCGAGGCTTCATGAACAGCTCTGGGTTGCCTTTAATGCTGCTGTACAGTTTGTCCTGGGCGGTTGCCATTGACCGCACAGCGCTCTTCAGGCCGGTCATACGGCGGCGTTTCAGTGCCTCCACTTCATCATTCAATGACTGCAGGCGTTCAGCCAGCAGGTCTCGGGCGGTGGCGTAGTCTTTGGTCAGTGCTTCGATTGTGGTTAAGTCGGTCATTTCGATCTCCTGTGGATCCCGTGGTCAAGCCACGGGATGACGGTTGTTATCTGGTCTGGCGCGTTCCCCGGACTTCAGTCAGCACCTGCTGGCATGTCCGGACGTTTTTACCCAGCATCACCTTGGTCTTGCAGCGTTCTGGCTGGGCGATGCTTTCGATTCTTACCGGCCCACACTTGGGGCAGGTGCCTATCCATACGGTCATGGCGGTCTCTCCTGTCGTTTCAGTCGGGCGGCGCTTAGGGAAGTGACGTTGCCGCTGCATCCTGCGCTGGATGCAGGGCGGTGGGCTTTAGCACTTCAGCCTTGCCGGTTTTATTCAGAATGCCGACGGCTGTCTTAAAAGCCTGCACTCTCTCCTCATCCCGCTGGGCTTCACGATCGGTGAGCCAGCGGAAGTCGTCTTCTGGGCGGGAGTCACCGCTGAATCCTTCAGCGGCCTCCCCGGCGGGTGCCGATTCTTCGTCATCCCGTGACTTGATCACGGGATCCACATTGACGGGTGCAAATATGCGGCGAGTGGTGAGTACGATCAGGCATTGCAGCAGCACCATGCTGATCATCTGCACCGCCAGCGGCAGCCAGAGTGACAGCTCTGCCGGAGCTGGGGCTGTTTCAGCCTGCAGTTGGGCAAGATCCGCACGGGCGGCAGTGAGCTGCTGCTGTGTGCTCTCAATCAGACCGTACCAGCCAGCGCGGCTTCGGCTGTTGGCGTTGTACTGCGCCAGCGATGCCTCCAGCGACCGGATCCGCGCCTCTGCAGCGGCTGTGCGCTGCGGCAGGGTGTCGGCGGCGGTCTGTGCTGTGCGCTGATCATCCAGCACCGGCTGCGCCAGCTCTGACAGCGGTACGATCAACGCCAGTGCGGTTGCAAATACTGCAATGACATTGCAATACCAGCGGCGTGACGCCCAGAGCCAGATGGCTCCGGCCTCGATGACGACAGCCCAGAGCCAGCCGTAGCTGGCATCGTGCTCTGACCACCAGGCGATGGCGTGCAGCTGCAGCAGTGTGATGGCACCAGCCAGCAGTAATACGGCGGGCAGACGGGGCAATACAGCCCAGATGGCTTTCAGTAGTGACATGATCATTCGAACTCCTCCCACTCAATCACGCAGCCGTGCAGACTGGCGCGCACCCGACGGTGGCTGGTTTTGTCTGCCCAGCCGAACTCTTTCAGCCCCGGCACGTTGCGCGCAGGGCCGGTTTTCAGATGGGCTCCGGCAGCGGTCATGGCGATGCTGTGCACCGGCACGCCACAGTGCATCAGGGCACTGAGGGCGTCGGATGCCATGCTCAGCTGAGCAGTGATCTGGTAGTTCGCTTCGTTGATGCGGAACTGTGGTGTGCGGTAGTCCGCGTCGGTGATCTCGGTCACCGGGGTCTGTGATTTCAGTGCGGTGCTCATGCTTTGACTTCCCATTCAATACGGCAGTTACAGAGGTTTGCCTGGGCGATGCTCAGGCGTCCGGTTGGGGTGCCGATGTGGCGGTACACCACACCGACCAGCCGGTTTACACCCCGGCAGGGATGGACGTTGATCACCGGCTTGGCGCGGTTCAGGTCCATATCCAGCACGGTGATATCCAGCTCATTCAGCAGGGCAATGGCCTCGGCTACATTCAGCAGCCGGGCTCCGTAGGTGGCGTTAATGGTTTGGTGGATTCCCATGGCGGCGTCCCTCAGACGATCCGGATGATGTCTTTGGTGATGCGCGGCGCACCGATCTCGGCCGTTTTGTTCATGGCGGCGGTGATCTGGTTGCCGACCGCGAGCGGGTACAGCAGGCTGACCGCCGGGGCATCTTTATGTCGGCTGGGTACTGTCAGCTTGTCGCGCAGTGCATCCAGGGCACCGGGCTCAAACACCTCAGCGGTGCTTTTTCCGGCGAGTTTCAAACGGTGCGCGACGTACTCTTCGAGGTTGCTGTCGAGCGGTTCGAGCGTGATCATCTCCAGCCGCTGCACGACTTCGCGCACCTGCAGGTTGCGCTCAGTGAGTTTTGCCGCCAGCTCCGGCTGACCGATCAGCACAATGCTGAGAAGCTTGTTCATACCGTCTTCCAGCTCGTAAAACCTTTTCAGGTGCTTGAGTGTGGGGATTGGCAGCGCATGGGCCTCTTCAATCATCAGCACATGGCGGTGACCGGCGCGGCGCGAATCACGCAGCACCTGGTGCAGCTGGTTAAAGCGGCCCTCTGCGCTGCTGGCGAGTGTCGCCAGTGGCGCGACGGTGCGGATGATGGCAGCGGCAAGATCCTGACTTTTCAGGGTTCGGCCCTTTTTGTCGTTGTCTTCGAGCCCCAGTACATAGGGCTCAATAATGATGACCGGCAGGTCTTCGCGGATGACTTTATCCGCCAGCTCACGGCGCAGCGTGCTTTTGCCAGCGCCAGACTCACCGACCACGGCAATAAAACGCTCGCTGGTCAGCGTCTGCTGCAATGAGATGCGCACGTACTTGATATCTGACGTATCGAAAATATGTTCAGCGTTGGTGATTTCGCCCCACGGATCCTGAAACAGGCCAAAATGCTTGCGGGTGGCTGGGTAAAGTGGCTGCTTGCGTAGTAACATGTATTCGTCCTTTGGTTTATTAGCTGCTGTTGCGGTGGTGGATTCATCAAACAGGACTGCCAGCGTTGCCGCGCTGGCACCTTTTTCTTTAAATACGCCGCGAATGATTTCTTTCGCAGTGGTCTCATCCCGGTGCTTCGGGAATCGTCCGTGGTTTGCGAGCGTGCTGACGGTTGACGGGGCGACATCCAGCGCCGCACTCAGGGTGCGGTTGTTGACGCCGTAGTCTTCCATCGCGTGGCGCAGATTCAGCATGCGTCACCTCCTGTTTTTTTAGTGGTTTTGGTTGTGGTGGTGGTTGCCCACTCGGCCACCAGCTCAGCCAGTGCCGACTCCGGCACGCCGTCTGGATAGCGTTGAGTGATCTGGGTGTAGTGCTGCGCCGTCCAGTTGCGGATGTCGCGTTTGATGGACATCGCGGCTTCAGCGTGAGTCAGAATGCGGTCTGCGTATTCGCGGTTGGCGTTCACAGGGTGCTCGGTACCACGTCGTGGCAGCACGGTGACAGCCGGCAGGTCGTCCAGGTGTTTGTATGGGTCAATCCGGCCACCGAACGGCAAGGCCTTGGCCTTGGCAGCGGCAGCGGCTTCTTCGTCGGTTTCAGCGCCGTAGATGAGGCGCTGAATTTCTTTGCGGTTGGTATCCAGTTCGGTGTCTGCTTTCTGGCGGAACTGCCGTCCGATCAGCGGTGCATCCACTTCAAAACCGTATTCGTCCACCTCAATTTGAGGAATCAGATGAAACACCTCACGCCCGGCTTCATGCAGCACGACGTAGGCAGTACCCGGACGTAACGGGTTGATCGTTACATCCAGCTTTTCACCGATACGTACCCCTGGGATATTGGATACATCGTAAAAACCACCGCGAAATTGCACCCGCAGATCGTCGCGGACTTTCTTCTGTTCCGGCTCACGGGTCAGCAGCTCTGCAGCCAGATCAATATCAACCAGGCGCAGCTGCACCTGAGTGATGGTCATCCAGGCATTCAGCCGCGTATGGCCGTGACGGGTATGGGTTTTGGTTGCGTTAAACCAGCGGCAGAAGCGCTGCGCCTGCTCGTTGATCCAGTCAATGGTCGGCACTTGGGTGTACTTAAAACCGACCTCGAAACGGGTCTCCACCAGATTGTGAGCGTTCTCAACCTGCCCGGTAGCGCGGGCATTACCAACGGCATGAACAACGGGCTGAATATCCAGCGCCGCCAAAAACCGCTTGAAGGTTCTGGTGGCTGCAGAGCCGGGGTCGTAATACAGATGGAACGGCACGCCGTAAAGTGCCTCCCCGGGGCGTTCGCGCATGGCCTCCAGCAGGCTTTCAGCCAGATTGGCAATACTCTCACCACCCGAGACATACCAGGCGAAAATAGCGCCACTGGTGTGGTCGGTAACCACATAGCGCGTTAAGCGCTGGCGCTTGATCTTCTCGAAGTTTCCGGGTTTGTTTTTGTAGAACTCCGCCGGGCTCATGTCCTGCAGGCCGTCCTCTGGCACATAAAATAATGTGCTTATGGAGGCGTCGATCTCCCAAACATCGTTCGGGTGTGCGCTGCGCTGCTGCATAGCCGGAGCCGGGCGGCGCAGCTGATCCGGATGCAGACCGTAATGGCGCAGGGCGCGACTGACGGCATTAACCGTCAGCGGAACCGCCTCACCGGTTTTTTCGTCGATGCGCTCAGCGCGGACCATGCCGTTAGCGCGCAACATTTCCAGCGCCCCGGCGATCGTTGCCAGCTTTTTATTGTTGGCACGATAACTCTGCATCATCAGGCCACTGATGATCGTTGCTTCATCACGACTGAGAGCCAACTTACCAGCATCAGCGCGTTGTTTGCGCCCGCGCTGCAGGCCAATGGCTTCCAGCTCACGATACAGGGTTGCCATGGAGACATTCAGGCGATCTGCGGCGGCCTGTAAAATCGACTGCTTTTTACCGTGCCCGGCGGCCTCCGCAGCCCGCCAGGCATCGACCAGCATTTCTGCAGGTAATGCCATGTCAGGCCTCCTCGATATCCTGTTGCCAGCCATCGGTATTGATCAGGGTAAACGCCTCGCGCAGCTCGGTAACGGCAGACTCAATCTGATCCATGCAACCCATCAGCAGGCGGTCAGAGTCACCCCCATGCAGCGCATGGTGGTCAGAAATCTCCACCAACGCCTTGCGGTAGACGGTGCCCAGCGTGGTGGTGATCTGCTGCGTGAGCGAGGTGACCTCAGTCAGACTGCGCTGCAGATGCTCGTCAGGTGCAATGAGCTTCGCGGCCTTACCATCTAGCTTGGTATTCAGCTCATCGATCTGAGTGTTTTTATTGGCGAGCAGCTTGTCTTTGGCTTCGGCCAGTTGCTTAGCCTCACGCAGTTGCTTGCGCAGGTCAGAGACCGTCATACGGTCGATGTCGTCGATGCTGATACCGCGCACCGATCCGGCGTATTCCAGCTCTTTGATTTCGTCGTCGTCGAGCACAACCAGCTCGAACAGTTTTGATTTGCTGAGCTTCTCCAAATTCTGCGATATCGCAGAATTTGAAAACTTCAGAGTCGCCTGCATCGTGCGATTCACCAATGTGTGATCAAGCCCAAGACGCCCGATGCGATCCATAAACTCACCGTGCTCGCACTGCTCTTTCAGTAACAGCAGGCGGGCACCCATACCGAACAGCTCAGCAGCGATACGGGATCGGGCATCAGCAATACCGGCCTCCAGCGCATCCGGATGCATCGGGCCGTCGTAGCGCAGTTGCAGGGCCAGCTGCTCGGCGGATTCCTGTTGCGCCAGTTGAATTTGCACGACTTCTGTCGCCTTGCCAGCAATCTCTGGTCGAATGCTGATGGTCTCAGCGTCATCAATAACAGTGGTAGGGTTTGGGTTACGGGCCATGTCGGTCTTCCTTATAGGTCAGTGGTAATACGCGCGCGCATCTCGTCCAGACGAGCTGCTGCACGGTCAAAATCTCTCATCACGCCGACCGCCATCTGCGCCACGCGGATGCTGGCGCGGATACGGTTGGTCTCAGGGATACGTTCTGCCCAGCCCGCGCTCTCCAGCGTGGAGACGTAGCGGCTGACGTTGACCAGGGTGAAGCCAGTGGCTTTGCTGATCTCAGTCGGGGTCAGGCCATGCACGGTGTGGCGCAGGATCAGCTCCAGCACTTTCAGAATGCGTTCTGCGGATTGGTGGGTGCTCATGCAGCGTCCTCATTGTCGTCATCCAGCGCATCCAGCAGCCAGTTGATAGCCTCATCAGCCTCAGCGGAGTGACAGTCGACGAGGCGCTTACAGATCGCCCGGCTGTCGTCATCCCAGCCTGTAGAGGTGAGATTGACGCCATTCAGTTCGTAGGCCTCCCGCTTACAGCCACAACGGCTACAGGTCAGTGTTTTACTCATCGATGGCTTGATCATGCGGCGTCCTCCTTCGCTTGTTTTTTGATTCCAGGAACAATCTCCCAGCCGATCAGGCGACTTATCTCCAGCAGGATGCGGAAAGACATCCGCCCGCGGGGCAGGTCTGTGCCACCGGCGTAGCGGGCAACCACACGAGTTACCGTGTCAGGGGTGTACCCGTTCTGGATGGCGAACTGACGGAAATTCAGATCCTGAGCAACCAAAGCCGCCTGCACTTTCCGATAGGCCTTGCGCCTCGGATTGACACGAATGCTGGATTCGGGAGTAACGCTCATAGAATGTGTGTCCTGTTTTTTGTATTGTGTCTTCATACGAGTAAATTTAGTTTTCCCAAATGAATAAGTCAAGGGATTTTGTACCCAAGTGAATATATCTGAGCGCTTAAAGTATGCGATTGAGAAAAAAGGGCTGAAGATCACAGAGGCCGTCTCTGTTTCTGGCATTCCTTACAGCTCAATGCAGAACTACCTGAGGGGAGAAAGAGAGCCAAATATCAATGCTCTCTCCAAACTATGTCTTCATTTGGGTATATCCATGAACTGGCTACTGAATGGACTGGGCCCTGTTTTTATTTCAACTGACACTGAAATCAACGAACCCTGGCACCCCTATCTCGCAACCCCGGATAAAGAAGAGGTGGAGATTCTGGCATTGCTGAAAAAGCTGCCGGATGACGTAAAGCACGAGCTGCTGGACGCCGCAAAAGTGAAGGGCAAAGTCCACGCCCTGGAAGAGAAAATGCACGACATGCAGAGCCAGATACAGGCGATGCTGGAAAAGAAGAAGCAGGAACAAACCCAACAGCAAGGCACAGACACACCCACCGAAGACTGACAGGAGGTCACATGAAAACCGCAACCATTATATTGGCAATGCTGCTCACGCCCAGCGCTTGGGCTGGGTCGTACTACGCCTGCACCGGGCCAGACGGCAAGAAATCCTTCCAGGATAAGCCCTGCCCGGACAGCCATACCGAGCAGACAAAGGAATTTCAGGAACTGCCGCCCACCAGTGCAGGCACGTATGACCCTCAGGCACTGGCTGACAAGCTGGGGGCTGACAACCAGCGCCGCCAGCTTGATCGTGATATCACCCGATCAGAGCGCCGGATTCGTGAATACTCAGAGCAGATGAATGGCGAACTCAGCGCCCTGCGCCAGAAGAAATCATACGCCAACAACAACCTGGCTGGCGCTCAGTGGCAAACCAGCATCAGTGAGGAAATGAGCGCGGTGACCGCTAAGTATCAGACGATGATAGATGCGGAAAAAGACAGGCTGGCTCACCTGAGGGAGCAGCGGGCTGGACTATCTGAACAATAATAGAAAGCTGGGCTGAGATTTTCAGCGTAATTTAACGATAAAGGAATTAACTAAATGGCAAGTAAATCTTTGGTTTACAAAGTAGCTAATTTTAATGATGAAACGGACACTCGCAACTTACAGGCCCGATTAGAAAGCGCGCTGAAGAAGAAAAAGGCTGCGTCGGCCAGGCGTCAAGGCACTGACTCTGAAAGCCACTTTCGCCTAATCAACTATAACGGCCCCTATAAAGGGTTGCGGGTAGGTGAAATGTTTGACTACACAGCAGGTGCTAAACAGCCGACGGCTAAAATGGATGCCGTAGCGGATGAATTCACGCTTGATTCAGTTAGCCCTGCAGATAAGCTTAGCGAGTTCTTACACAGCATCATGTACTTCGGCATACGAAAGAACTCAGTGATTTTGTCGCAGTCGATGTCTCTTAAATCCTTACAGTTTGAAGACTACATCAACTGGTTGCTTCGTGAAGCAGGAGAGATTAAGGACGAAGATTTTGTTGCTTTGAATGATCAACCTCCAGCTGATAAAGCAAAACAAATTAAAAATAGTAAAGGCGTTACCTTTGTAGCACCGGTGGATTTAAAGTCATCGGAAGCGCCCAGCCAATCTAAAACAACCACTTCGGAAGTCAAAGGAACGAAGTCAATTTCGTTAACTCCAAGCGGTAATGCTTGGGACTATCTGAAGATGCTTCTCCCTCCAGAAGTTAAGCTTCCAACAAAAATGGTGTCGAATGACATTATCCAAAGGCGCTCTCTTGAGGTGACAGTAACGCTAAGCTGGAGTAGGACTTATCAGGATGACCCGACGGAGTTTATGGATAGCTTTTCTAATCAACTAAGACATGTCGAAAGTGAAGTGGATTACACGATTCACACAAAATCAGGGACAGTGACTCGAGACGAGCTGAAATTAAGAAAGGTTGTCAGCGTTCCAGAAAATGACAAAGGTTTGCTCAGAAAGGAAGAGATGTGGGAGCGAATGTACGAGTGGCTTGATACACTCATTAAAGACAATACGATTGTTGTAGGTGACGAAAAATAAGCGCTATGGCTATTCTGACGCGGATTATATTTTACGGAGTATTGTTTGCAGTATGCTATTGCATAGCAATACTGCTGCCCGCGTTTGAAGCTTCCTTCATAGTCGAGGGGATGCGATGGATCGCGGCACTAGTTAGTGCTCCAGTAGTCATGTTGTTTATGGTGGCGGGAAAGGCACGCGATCTGGAAAAAATTGAAGGTCTCCCATTCAGATCGGCAGAAAGACTGACTCGAAAACTAACGATTCGGTTGATGGTGATAAGGGTACGATGGCTTATTGCCTTTATCTCTGGTGTCTCTTTGGCAGTGATCTCACTCTATTTCGCGTATTTAGGTAGTCAGCCAGCTGCGGCGTGGCTGATTGCTGTTGTAATAATGCTGGTATTGATCGGAGTTCTTTTCACCGTACTGACCGGACTTGAGTTTTTCCACATCACTAATATTGAAAGAGAATTGCTCGCTGACATTAGAGAGATCAAAGCCAAACAGAATTTCTGGAGTGATGAAGAAAAAGGCGAATAGGATCCCTGCTTACTGACGGCGGTGGTAATAAAGGAAGGCCCGGCAGTGTTGGCGCAAAGCCGGGATTGAGGAAGGAAAACAGCAGCGCAGAATGCCCGCCGGAAAGAAGGTGCCCCTCTGTCGCCACCGGCGGGGCTACCGGCCTAATGGGCTATGTTAGGCCCGGCTTGCAGATTAAACACATCTGCCAGGTGCACTACCTCGCCCCGCGTCATAGGCCGGTGAGAGGTGGCACCAGCCTGATACGGTTGCGGCTTTTCATTCTCACGAGGTGATCACACCCGCTGCGCCGCTACCGACGATTTTCAGCGCCACCAGGTCGCGCAGGCCTTCGATGATTTTCAGCGTGCCAGCAGGCACATCACCTTCCAGCACGGAAAATTCACTCGCGCCGTTGAGTTTCACGTACACCGTCGCAGCTCCCGATCCGGTGTTCTGGATATTGATGGTATCGACCGGGTGCGGGTTGTTGGTGGTCGGTTTGATTTCTAAGGCACTGGCTACGTTGGCTGCGCCGGTGAATGGTTTAGATGCCATCGGGGTTCTCCTGTTGTTCAGCGTCGGTGCGCCATTGGTTTATCAGCGTGACGATCTCGTCCCAGTTGATCGGTAGCGAGCGCGGGGTTATATTGCCGTCTTCATCGGTTTGTTCGAGCATCGATGCGAGCCGGTCGTGCTCGGCGTTGGTGATGATCAGCAGCGGCTGAGGTGCGATGACTGCGGCATCAGTCAGATCATCGCTGACCGTAAACTCGCTGCCCCGCCATGTATTTACGCTCTCAGATAGGCCATCGCGGATGATTTCAAATGAGCGAATCGGGGCGTCGTTACCGGGGTGCAGACTGTGGCTTGAGTCGGTGACGATGGAATAAATCTGACCCTGAGATAATGATTTCAGGTCCATTATTGTGCCCCCGGTGCGTATACCAGTTGTGTTTCTGAGTCGTCAGTTGATTGCCAATAATCCAAGCCCGTGCGCATTTCAAACTGCTCGAAGTCATCTGGAATAATTGTGTCTTTGAGTTCGATGCCAACAAATCCGCTACTCTGATCTGCTGAATAATCCTGTTGATAAATACTTGTTGGATCGTCAATGCGTATATCTCCGAGACCGGAGACCGGAGCGCTATTCTGTGTCAGCTCTATAGCTTGTATGTACCCATCTAAAAGCTGAGTTGTGATGGTACCCGCGGAGTTTGTGCGCATACCGATATATGCAGTATATGTCCGCCCCAGTAATTCTGGACTGGAGTGTGTTGTCGAGTATTCATAATTACCGTCGATATAAATTAAAAAATCCGCCCCGGATTTGATCAGTTGAATATCGTGGATCAAACCGTCTGCAATTTCAGTTGTACCGTTCCCTGGGGTTTTACCCGGTGTTTCCAGTTTAATGACTGTTTTGCCTGCATCGTCTGTGCTGCTGATACGAAAATATTCGGCGGTGTTGTCAGTGCAGAATGTGATCAATGATTGAGTGTTACCGTTAATTAAAAATTTAATGCGTAGCTTGAAATCTCCGAGCAATTCTAAGTTCTCGATAACCCCGTACTGGACACCACTCATCTGCAACAAATAGCGTTGCAGAATGGTTGTCCGAATCGCATCCCGCAGCGCATTTTTAACCGGCGCTCCCAGTGGTGACCGCAACATCATTCAATCCCCTCTGTATGCGTGCTCTGAATAATCCCTTCAAGCTCCTCGGCGTATTGCCGCAGCAATCGCTGACGCGTCACCAGGGTCTCGTAGGTTTCAACACTCAGGCATTTCAGATCGTCTGCCGGTACCGGCGGCAGGATCGGGCGCGGTGGTGACTCCAGCGCAACAACGACTGGAACGGTTACAACCTCTGCCGGTGGTGTGGCGCATCCCGACATAAACAGCACAGCAGCCAGAGCAGCTGGCGCTGGCAGGCTGCAGCTGTTAATCCCACTCGTTATTAAAATGATCGCGGCGGTGGCGAGCGATTTCATCCGCATCGGTTTTTGCCTCTGTCTGGTGGCGCTGTTTCAGTTCATTCTGTGCCGTGATCTGGCGCTGCTGCTGATCAGCGCGCGCTGTTGCTGCAGCGGTGTTTTCACGCTCGCGTACGGCACTATCCATCGCGTTCTTTTTTTCCTGCTCGGTCAGTCGCCCCCGGTACAACATGACGATAAATGCGAGGGAGGCCGCCAGCAGGCCGAGTATTTTTTTAACCATTGGGCGGCCTCGCTGTTTTCTCGGTGTGTTCACGCGCGGTCCACACGGCCAACAGGCCGGTGGCGGCAATGCCGAATTCCGTACCCGTCATTAACGGCACCGGGCCCAGTGGCGTTACCAGCCCGCTCAGGGCGAATTTAATGATCAGAATCATCAGGCACAGCGCTACCCAGAACAGAGTTGCAGACTGTTTGCCACGGCTGTCGCAGAGGGTCGGCGTTTTCATTCGATGGCCTCCAGAATGTTCTCCTGCTCTGGTGTGGAAAATCGTTCCAGCCATGCGGCGACATCAAAGCCTGGGCAGGTTTTACCGTCGTAAAGATCGCGGTGGCCGACCACGTCAGCCTCGCTGATTCCGAAGCGGTTAATCAGGTAATAAACCAGCGCCTCAAGTGCCACCCATTGCTCACTGGTGAACTGATCGGTGCCGACCAGGCAGATGCCGATGGTATCGGCATTGTGGCCCTGCACATGCGCGCCGGTTTCCAGCAGTGGACGCCCGGAGACAACCCGGCCATCCAGTTCAATCACATAGTGATAGCCAATGTGCGCCAGCGGCGGGCAGCACTGCCACGCCGGATAATTGGGCGCAAAAGGGATGGTCGCCTCCCGTTTAAAGCCGCGTTCTTTATGCCAGCGATCAATATCCTCGGCGGTGAATTTCTTCCCGTTCGGAGTGGCCGCGCAGTGAATGACGATGCGTTTAATGTCTGATGCCGTTCTGAGTTTGCCCATGGTGGCCATCCTGATCTGATTGAGGCCAGTCTGCACGGGCGCGCGCGGAGAATCTTTTAAAGCACTTTAAAATAATCAGGAGGTGGTAATAGGTACACTGAAAGTACCCTGAGAGGTCAATAAATACGAGGTTACTCTATGGATTTTGCCAGTGCATTAAAAGATTGGTGGCCGTTGATTATTCTGATTTTTAACGGTCTGGCGATCTGGATTGCCTGGTCGTTCCGACGGTCGACCGTCAGCCCGGATGATTTTAAACAGCTCACCAGCGATATCACGGATGCCATCACGGCGCTGGATAAAGATGTGAAACGCCAGCTCGGCGAACACGAAAAACGCATCCTCACGGTCGAGGGTGAAGTTAAAGGGCTGCCGAAACACGATGATCTTAAGGATATACACACGCGCCTGGGCGGTGTGTCGCGGCAATTGTCTGAAGTCGTGGGTTCAACCAGTGCGATGGCAAACCAGACCGCGACTATCTATCAGTATCTCCTCACTCTCAATAACGCGGGGAAAGGCCAATGAATTTTGCTGAAATCGTTACTCAGCAGCAGCGGCTGCTGATCCTGCAGATGCTGGAGCAGGATGCGGCGTACAGCCACAACGAGGGTGTGCTGCAGTCGGGCCTGCAATACATGGGGCACGCGATCAGCCGCGATGCGCTGCGCGCCAGCATGGACTGGCTGAGCGATGTGGCGCTGATCACCGTGAGCGAGATGCCTGGCGTGGGAAAAATCGCCAAAATCACCGCACGCGGGCTGGATGTCGCCCGTGGTCTGACCACGGTTACTGGTGTGGCGCGACCGCAGCCGGGAGCGTGATATGGGACGCCAATCATCGATAAAACAACTCGCCCCTGACATTCTGGAGCAGCTGCATGAGCTGCTGCGTGATCCACGGATAAACCAGCTGGATGCAACGGCCAAAATCAACGCGCTGTTAGAAGAGCGCGGTGAAGAGCCCGTCAGTAAAAGCGCAGTCAACCGCTACAAGCTCAGTATGGATCAGGTTGGCGCGGCAATTCGCGAATCCCGCGAAATGGCGGAGATCTGGATCGGCAAGCTGGGCGCAGCCCCGCAAAGCAAAGTCGCTAACCTCACGTCTGAAATCATCCGGAATTCGTTGATAGACCTGTCCCTGGCAATCCAGAAAATCACCATGGGCGAACACGACCCGGAAGTGATCGCCGGTGCGGTGAAGATGATTAAAGACTTGTCGTATAGCCACGAAAAGTTGGAAAAAGCTGTCAGCGAAACCACCGCTCGTGAAGCGAAAATCAAAGAAGCCGCACGCAAAGAAGCGCTGGAAGAGGCCGCCGAAAACGCTGAAAGCGCAGCACGTGCTCAGGGTATGGACGAAGACCAGGTGAAATTCTGGCGCAATAAAGTGCTGGGTGTTTAATCATGGCCATCAAGCCGCTGGGCGACACTCTACGCTGTGTTGAATGGGAAGAACTGCCCACACGAGCGCGTGAAATTCCAGAAGGTTTCGACCCGTCGGCTGAAGGCGTATTGATGAAGCACCAGGTGGAGTGGTTACGAATCACTGCACCAATTAAGGTGTGTGAGAAAGGCCGTCGTACTGGTATTACGTTCGCCGAGGGGCTTGATGCACCACTGACGGCAGGTGCAACAAAAGAAGCCGGTGGCATGGATGTGTATTACATCGGTGACACAAAAGAAAAAGGTCTGGAGTTTATTGGCTACTGCGCGAAATTCTCCAAGACGATCGCTCAGGCGCAGGCTGGCGGCATTTCAGAGATCGAAGAATTTCTGTTTGAAGACCAACAGGAAGATGGCACAACTAAGCAGATCACCAGCTACCGCATTCGCTACGCCTCCGGTTTTAAAATTGTCGCGCTATCCAGTAACCCAGCCAATATTCGTGGTTTGCAGGGTAAGGTCATAATTGATGAGGCGGCGTTCCACAGAAATGTGGCGGCGGTGATTGATGCGGCGACTGCACTGCTGATCTGGGGTGGGCGCGTTTCTATTATCAGTACGCATTTCGGACGCGCGAATCCGTTTAACGCTCTGATTAATGACATCCGAGACCTTCGCTACGGCGACAGCGCTGAAGTATATAAATGCTCGTTTGACGATGCGGTAGCCAATGGGCTCTATGAGCGCGTCTGCATGATGAAGGGCGAGAAGGCGACGATCGAAGGCAAAGCCAAATGGTACGCCACGATCCGCAACGGTTACGGGCCTCGTAAGGCGCAAATGCGCGAAGAGCTGGACGCAATACCGCGCGACGGTACCGGCACCAGTATGCCGGGCATCTGGATTGATAACGCAATGCCGAGCGAGCCGCATCGGCCTGTGGTGCGACTGAAACTCACTGATGATTTTGCCGCTAAGCCGGTTGATGAGCGAGAGTCGTGGTGCGATGACTGGATTAAAAAGTACATCGACCCTGTGCTGGCGTTGTGTAATCCCGAGCACCTTCACGTCTTCGGTCATGACTTTGCCCGCCACCGCGATTATTCCATCTTTGCTCCGCTGGCGATTGAGCCAGGGCGGCAGCGTTATTGCCCGTTTGTACTGGAAATGCACAAGGTGCCTACCCGGCAGCAAGAGCAGATTATCTGGTACATCCTCGACCGGCTACCGCGTTTCTGTGGTGGTGCGATGGACGCGACCGGCTCCGGCGAAACGCTGGCCGAATACACGGCTGATAAGTACGGCAGCGGCATGATCGCTCAGGTGAAACTCAACAGAGCCTGGTACGGCAGTTGGATGCCGAAAATGATTCAGCAGTTTGAAGACGGGACTATACAGGTACCGAAAGACCAGGATCTCGCCAACGATCTGCGAGCGGTGGAAGAAGTCGACGGCATTCCGATGGTGGTTAAGCAGCGCCGACAGGATCTGAAAGACCCGGACACCTATCGCCACGGCGATTTTTCCCCGGCGCTGGCGCTGGCGGTGTTTGCCAGCATTGAAATGCGCCAGGGTCCGGTCGAGGTTTCCAGTCGTCATCGCCGTCAGTCGGCGTCAATGTTTGAGGGTTACCAATAATGAAGAATGGCATCTGGGTATCGCCCGACCAGTTCGTTCAGTTCGCTGAAAAAAACGATCGCATGACTGACCACATCGTGACCCGCGATCGCAGCCCGGATTTCACCGCGTTGGGTAACTACCTGCCGAACCCGGATCCGATTCTGCGCGCCAAGGGTAAGAGCGTTGCGATTTACCGTGACCTGCGTGGCCACCCTGCGGTGGGTGGTGCGATCCGCCGTCGTAAATCAGCGGTGACCGCACTCGAGTGGGGACTGGATCGCGGCAAGGCCACAGCGCGTACGGAGTCGAATATTCAGACGATTCTGGATGACATGGATATCACGCAGCTGATCAAGGATATTCTCGAAGCGCCACTGTACGGTTATCAGCCGATTGAGATTCTCTGGTCAAAAGGCCAGCGCTGGACAGCGCCAGAGCAGCTGATTGCTAAGCCACCCGAGTGGTTTGTGTTCGGTACCGAAGGCGATCTGCGTTTCCGCAGCCGTAAGTCGATGATCGAAGGCGAGGAGCTGTCGGAGCGGAAATTCCTGCTGCCGCGCAACGAGGCTACCTATCAGAATCCGTGGGGCGTTGCCGATCTGGCGATGGTGTTCTGGCCTGCCACATTCATGAAAGGCGGGCTGCGTTTCTGGGTTCAGTTTGCCGAGAAATACGGCACGCCGTGGCTGGTCGGTAAAGTGCCGCGCAACACCCAGCGCAATGTGAAGATGGATCTGGCGGATGATCTGGAGGCGATGATTCAGGATGCGATCGCGGTGATTCCAGATGACTCCAGCGTGGATATCATCGAGGCCGCCGCGAAGACCGGCGCGGCAGAAGCCTATGAGCGCCTGCTGATGTACTGCCGTTCGGAAATCAACATCGCACTGCTGGGCCAGAACCAGACCACCGAGAGCAACAGCACCAACGCCAGCGCCACTGCGGGTCTGGAAGTGGCTGATGATCTGCGCGACGGCGATGCCTCACTGGTTGAAAGCACGGTTGATCAGTTGATCGAGTGGATCATGTACGCGAATGGCATGAGTGGGCCAGCGCCGAAGTTCACCATGTACGAACAGGAAGAGATCGACGACCGGCAGGCCAAGCGTGATGAGATTCTGAGCCGGACTGGTGTGACGTTCAGCAAGAGCTACTTCATGCGCTCGTACGATCTGGAAGAAGACGATATCGAAGACGCGGCAGAGCCGGATCCACAACAACCTGCTGCGCCGGTACCGGATGTGCAGTTCGCTGAATCAGATCCTGGGGATGACATCAGCAAGCGCATCACCGACCTGACAGATCAACTGCAACGCGACGGTGAAGAGCCGCTGAAAGAGTGGATCGATCGCGTGCGCCGCATGTCCGACCAGGCAGACAGCCTGACCGATCTGCACAACCGGCTGCTGAACGCGTACAGCGAGCTGCCGGACATCAGCATGCTGTCAGCGCTGCAGGTGGCATTCACCGTGGCGCAGGCGCGCGGTGTGGAGGACGTGGCGAAAGAAGCCGGACAAGGCATGGTGATGTTCGCTGAGCCGGGCAATCCCTTCTATGAGCAGCTGGCAGCGTTGCAGATCCGTCTGCGCAATCTGGTACCGACCGAACGCTGGAGCGATATGCAGCGCGCCGGGCACGATCGCTCGTTCGTGGTGGCCGGGGCCATGAAGGCTGACCTGCTGAACGATCTGGCCGGTGCGGTGATGACTGCGATTGAAACCGGCGGCTCGATCGATGAATTCCGCCGTGACTTTGATCAGATCGTGGAGAAACACGGCTGGGCATATACCGGCGAGAAGAACTGGCGCACACGTACCATCTACGCGACCAATATGAAGTCGACGTACCACGCCGGGCGACTGGCACAGCTGAACGATCCGGAGCTGCTGAAGGTCGCGCCCCTGCGCATGTACCGTCATGGCGGCAGCGCGGAGCCACGCCTTGAACATCTGAAGTGGGACAAGCTGACTCTGCCTGCAGATCACCCGTGGTGGCAGACGCATTACACACCGAACGGCTGGGGCTGCAGCTGTTACGTGATCGCGGTATCTGAAGCCACCGCCAAGCGCATGGGGGGCCGGTTTGAAGATCCGGTACCGGACGCCGACGGCGATATCGATGAAGGCTGGGATTACGCACCTGGTGCAAGCGTCACCCAAGAGCTGCAGCAGATCGCCAGCAAGAAACAGATCAATCTGGCGCAGACGCTGGCCGCCGCTTTCAAACTGGCGCTGGTTCGTGAACTCGGGGAGCGCTTCCTGTGAGCCTCACGGTTGAAGTAAACGATCAGGAAGTTACCTCGGCACTGGACGCATTGCTGGCATCGATCGGCAATGTGGATCCAGCACTGAAAGAGATCGGTGAATACCTGATCGACTCAACCAAGCAGCGGTTCCGAGACTCAGAAGCGCCGGACGGGTCAAAATGGGAAGACAACAGCCCGGTCACGCTGCTGAACTACGCCAGCCGGTTCAAAACCAAACGCGCCAGCCGGATCCAGAAGAAGAAGCCGGGCATCGGTGAGACTAAACAGCTCAGCACTCAGATTCTCTACCAGGTGGTAAACGGTGAACTGCTAATTGGCTCACCGATGATTTACGCGGGCACATTCCACTACGGCGCGAAGAAGGGACAGTACGGCAAACGCACACCGTGGGGGGTTATTCCTAAACGACCATTTCTCGGCTTGTCAGATGACGATCGGGAAGCCTGCCTCGAAATTATCCGCGCTCATTTCGCACTTGCATAG